CCTGTTCCCACATGGGCGACAGAACAGCCCATACGAGCTATTGCGCCAACTGAAAACCTCACTCACGGCCCGCTTGGAGCAGAGGCTATTCTGGCAACCGAGAGTCAATTCCTTGCTGTACGCCATCAGTACCTCGTTCCTTGCTTCGTTATCATACTCGTCCCTGCTCGGTGCCCACTTGGAAAGCTACCTGGTCATCACTCGCGCCCTGATCCTGCACAGCCTGTAAGACCAGGCTGTACATTCGCTCTTCTAGCATCGACGCCACCATCTCGTTCGCTACGCCAACGACGAGCGTATTCCCCGAGTAGCCTAAGCCAACGGTATCCTTCAGCCAAGTCTCGAAGCTCGGACGAGTGACCTGTAGCTGAAGCCGGCCGAGTGCCTTTGCCCAAACGCCACCGTCGCCCCGAGCCACCTTGCCCAGAGTGGCCCGCTCTGGCTTGCGGATCACAGGGGTGGGCCTACTCCCATTCCGGCGCGCCTCGAGGTTCATCCACGAGTACCAGGTCAGGACGGCGACCTTGTAGTATTTGCGCTTCTCTTTCTTGCCCTCTACCTGAAGCGTATACCAGGCCTCACGCTCTTCGTCATGCCAGAGGGCGTTGAACATCGCCCTGGCGACCCTGAGAGCCATCTCGTCCGAGTAGCCGTTCTCGTCCAGCCAGGTGTCACAGTGGGCCTGAGAGGGGATTTGATTGCTAATCCTGAACAGCACGGCCCAGTAATGGTTCGGGACAACAAGATCCTCGGTGGGCGCATCGGGCTCTATGTCACGCGACCCGCATTCACGACAAACTGGCATGATTACTTCGGTCTCCAAAGAGCTTCGATTACACCTCGTTCAGCTTCAGTCCGCCGATGCTCCTGTAGCCCAAGGTGGCAAACAGAAAGGAGGTAAGGACTCTCCGATACTCGGATTTCAAGGAGCCGGACGCGAGGCCCGTGGTTCTTCCCGTGAGCGTGACACCGCTCTCTTTTACGAGGTTCCCGAAGTTCTCTGACCTCATGCCAAGTCGGCACCGGTCTTAACCACCAATGCATCACACACTCTTCAGGCGCCGCATCGGCGTGTCGCTAGAGCCACGTTGCGCAGCCTCATAGGCCAGCGAATCGGCGATATTGTTCTCCAGCGAGAAGTCGTGGCCACGGACCCACTCCAGCAACACCGGCCTGGCTTCTATCAGCCGCAATGCCTCCTGAACAAGGTCAAGATTCTTCTTCGGTCTCCAATTGCCTGAGAGCACTTTGATGCTCAACTGAGAGTCTGACAAGACCTTCACGGCTCCTAATGGATGCGCCTCTCCAGCCCACTTCAGCGCCTCAATGATAGCTTGGAGCTCCATCCGGTTGTTGGTCGTATCGGGCACTGAACCTGAGTCCGATTTTTCAGACGGGCACACAAATGCCCAACCGCCAGATCCAGGATTACCGATGCAGGAACCGTCTGTGTAGATTGATAACATTGGATTATCCTCTACGCTTTGCTATTCTCATTACACCCTTGCCTTAGCACAGCCCCTTAGACCGGTTGAGGGAGGGAGCGAAGCGAGACAGAACACCCCAGGGTTATGGGATGTCCTGCTCAAGCTCACGTTGACCGTATATCGGTCGGTCGCTTCGCTCAACAGGCCCTCTCGGGCGACAGACTTCACAGGGAGGCTCTCAGGGGGCGGGTAGCCGGGGAACCAAAGGGTAGCAAAACGCCAAGGGTATCCACAGAAGCGTACCCGCGCCCTCAGAACCTCCCTGAACGTGCCCAGGTCGTGCTTTACCACTCGTCTGCCAACACACATCACGTACGGTTTCCTTAGCGGGAGGTCTGGGTCCGTGCTGAGTCGGCTTATCCCACTCGGCTGCACGGTTGCCTGAACAGTTTTTTGGGCAACACAAAAGCCGGTTGCCTTTGTCTCCTGCTGGCCGGTCTTCTCTGGTGCCCTTACGGGAACCACGGCCAGCCGGAGAGAAGACAACCGGCCAAGGTTTGAGCTAAAGCTCACCCACATTCTAGTCGTCTCGTACATCGGTGTCAACCCTCGCTCCTGGGAAATGCTTGCTGTCCACCCCATCCACGATCTCGCCATGGGTGCGGCACATCGCGGTGTCGGCCTCCTCGTCGATGACCCAATCGCAGGTAGCGCGGTCGAGGACGATGGCATTGCGTCTGTTGCGATTGAGTCTTTCGTAATGGGCCAAGTGGTCGTTACCCAACGCCAGCCGCCTGTAATCGGCAATACTGTCTCTGATCGTGTCTCGCCCATCTCGGCGTTTTTTCGTTGCCATCGCTACGCCTCCGTGCTCTCGACTATGGTCGGTATGGCAGATCGATGGCGGGGAAGAAATGTCTGGCGGTGGCCTCATCGAGCTTGCACCCCCATTTGAGAACGAACTCCAGACAGTCCTCCTCGCGTTCAGGAGGGCCGCCACCAATGTAGGCCGCCCACTCGTGTTCAGCGGCAACGCTGGCAACAACGGCCGTGGCGTACCCGTTGGCGTTCCAGTACCGGCCTTCGTATTTGTCTGGTGCGAACTGGTAGTAGGGGTATTGTTTCGTAGTCGTCATGCTGTCTCCTTATTCTTGGTCGGTTGTCCGCGGTGTGCGGCGAGGTTGGCGTAGGCTTCGTCCAGGTTGCCCAGCTCTGCCAGCGGCCCCAGTCCGGCCTCATCAAGGGCCTTGTTGACCTCAGCCGTGGTGGCTAGGCCGAAGTTGTCCTTCAGCGCCTTGCGGAACGCGCCCACGTCGGCGAAGTGGTCGCCACGCAGGGAGAGCGCAGGGCCGCCGTCGCTCTCGGCAGGTTTGTGGAATAGAGGGCCTTCAAGGCTATCTGCTGCTAAGGCCACACCGCCGTCGCCAAGCACTTCCGTACCCTCGGGCTCGGAAACGGGCTCTGTGTACGCGCTGGGGGCCTTGGCGGCGAAGTCTGCGTCGTCATCCGGTCTGTTACACCACTTGTCCTTTGTGGTGTCGTCCTTGTGCCCTGGACTGGTCATGGCGCCGCGCTTGAAATAGGGCACATTGTGCTTCGGGCAGATGCCGTAGTCGTTGCCGCCGTTGCTTGGCGCAGGGCCGCCCTTCATCTCGCTGGCCGGTGTGGGCTCAAAGCCCGCCAGGACGGCGACCCAAGAGAAGGCCATGCGGGCCGCCTTGCTGATTGCCCAGGTCTGCGCTGCGCTCTTGGCCGCCTTGTCCTTGTCCCGACCCACTCTGCCCTTGGTGGGGAAGCTGTCCAGGCTGCACTCGGCGATGCCGGAGCCGCGGAGGGCGCCACTGCGATCAACGAGGTTCACCTTGGCCTCGTAGGCGACGACCTCATCGTTCTCGTAGATGGGCTTGACGTACACGACGTCGGGCGCCACGTTGTTGAACGCGCAGATCACCTCCCACGCTTCGGCTTCCAGATACATCTTGCCGCCCACGGTGGCGAAGAGTTTGCGGGCCTGGACGATCTCCATCAGCACGGTGGCCTGCTCCGTAGCGCCCGCGATGACCTCACGGGGCCTCAAAGCCAGGGCTTGCTCATCTCGGATTGCTAGGGTCTGTGCGTCGTTACTCATGCTGCCTCCTTCCATCGTCCTTCGCTACGTATCCATGACCGCTGCCCAACGGTGGGTCTGTATCCCAGGGCAGCGACAGCGCCTTCTAGGACTTGGCCTACAGGGGTGTCAACGAGGTAGATCCCTGGTTGGATTAGCGGGAAAGCCATCACTTCTGCCAGGGCTCCCTCAAGTTTCTTTTCGCGCTTCGTCATGCTGTCTCCTCCTTCGCGTTCCTGAGTGCGTGCTGTCTCTCGTCCTCTGCCTCCTCGTCGGTCAGGGGCCTGAACCCGAGCTCGTGGCGTATCCGCGCCAGATCGGCCAAGCCGGCCAGGATTTCCCTTGCCGTCCTCTCAGGCTGTGGCGGCACCTCCCATGGCCCGAGGCCACAGCGCCGCTGCAGTAGATTACAACAGGTCGAGCAGGTCCGGATGTGCGTGAGGCACATCGACGGTTGGGCTACACGGTGCGCCTTAATTTTGTAAGCCAGTCGTCGGACAGTAACACCACGGCAGGTGCGCAGGATGGGCGAGCCCGTCACGTAGGGGTAGAGGTTAGCTGGCATTTAACTCACCCTCAACAGCGCGTGGTCTTTGCCTGCGTCCACGGCTTGTTTGCACCACTGAACGAGAGTCACTAAAGCGCGACGAGCATTGCCCTCAGTCGGCTCCCAATAATCGTCGGCATAGTCTTCCTCAAGAGCCTCCACGCCTTTCTCCAGGATTGGCAAAGCAAAGGCAACATCCTTCCCATCCAAGCCTCGCAGGCCGTCTTCTAGGCCAAGAACACGGTAATAGTGCGAGCTGTAGTTATACGTGATGTTCAGGTCGGCGTCGTAACTACCGCCGAGCACATAGGTGCCACCTTCAGTGAACGGTTCGACGACCATGTATTGGTCAGTCTCGGGATCTGTAATGCTAACCCACCAGCTCATCTCAGCCCTCTCTCGGGTACTGGTCGTTCAGCATCGCCATGAGGCTGCCCAAGCGGGTGAGGGCCTGAGCTTCCAGCCGCTCGGCCCAATCCAGCTCGACCAGCTCGGTGTTTTCCAGAGTGGCCTCGACGCTGTAGCCCTTGGCGGTGCGAGAAGCGTTGACCCTAATTCGCATCGATTTGGTTTGTTCAGTCATAGGTGACTCCTTTTGCCGACTATGATGGCCTCGCCCAGGGTTTTGATCGTATCAGTTACCTTTTCAAAAGCGTCCCAGGTCCGATTCTCAGAGTGTTCGATTAGGTCTAGCATGGCTTGGAATCGGTCTTCCAGCGCCTTGACGCGTTGGCTTAGGGCCTCAAGAGTCTCCAGGGTGGTCTTTACGAATTCTCGCAGAGGGTTATCTTCAGCCATCCAGTTCACCTGCCTTTATGAGCGCGATTCGGTCCTCGTAGTCCGTTGCCGAGAACTCCGTGCAGTTGCACTCGGGGCAAATCTGATGCGTGGGCTCGACGCCGCGGATGCGCAGCTCATTGCCAGCAGCATCGGTCGTGTGGAAGCAGGTGGGTTGCTCACTCAGGGTGTGTTCATGCCCACAATTGTTACATCCCATCGTCGTCCTCCTAGCTCGTGTCTTGGTCGCGCCTCACAGCTTCCTCAAGGCCAGCCTGCAGCTCTGCGCCCTCGCGGCGCTGGATGGGTGCGGCGCGGTTTGAAAACGCGATGCCTTCAGGGCAGTTGATACGGTGGCCCACTTCTCCATGGCAGGTATCACAGACCTCTTCGCCAGGTATGTGCGAGGGCCGTTCGGTGGCCTCGCGGTACTCGTCTGCCGTCATGGGCTTCAACCTAGGGTTAGGGTGATAGTGGTAATGGGGTTGAGGCGGACACTCTCCACTCCACGGCACGCGGAGACGGTTGTCCTCCTCGTCCTCCTCGAGCTCTCGCAGCCGACCGACGGCCATGTCGCGGACCTTACCGGCATCGTGGGCGTTCATCCGCACGAGCATGTCGAGGATTCGCTGTAGGTCGTTCATGATGTCCAGCTATCGGGCAAATTGGGGGCATCGACCGTGAGCCGCCCATCCTCAAAGTCAAGAATCCATTCAGAGGCCGCCTGCTTAAGGAGCCACGTCAGGGGCATATGAGAAGCCACCTCTATTCTGCGCACCTCACCATCGGGGAAACGCACTTGGGGATGTTCGCCGTTAGCTATGACCTTACCGTGCCGCCAGAGTGGATTTGCTCTCAACTCCCAAGTAGGGGCGGCCTCGCCAGCAGCCTTGTTCATCATTCCTTGACCTTTCCACCTCAGAATATGAAAACTGGCGCCGAAGACGGCGTAGCCATGATGGGAAATCCCTGCTACTAGGCGCTCCGCATTAGATTTGTTCATGAAACATCTCATCAAGTACCCGCTCTACCACGGGGCGGCGGGTGAGCTTGTGGGTTCCACTGGCTCTGACCACCCGTTCTGCCAGCTCAGCGCGAGGGTAGTTGCCAAAGACGACAGCAATCTGCATCAGGTCTCTCGCAGGCTTACTGAGCCAACCATCTCCGAAGTCGAGGCGGTAGGCGGCTAGGAGACCTTGCTTGGCGGTCGGGGTCATGGTGTCCTCTCCGTGAGGCTATGCAGTATTAGATGCCCGAGTCGTTCAAGCTCGCCACGCAGGTACCTCCAGCCTCTTCCACAGACGGGGCACTGCTCAGGCGGTAGAATGCCTCTGTACCGGTTCATGGGCTCACTCCTAGCGAGCTCCCGTCGCTTGTCCACATCTCCGCAGCGCCGTGGTGAGCCATGCGGTCGAAGACGGTGATACCCTCTCCGCACTTATTGTGGAAGGCGCTTCGCAGCGTCTTGGCGAATGCGAGAGCCGCCGTCTTGGTTTCTCGGGTGTCTACGAAACCGCAGACGTTACAACTGATTGAGTATCGCTCCATATCCATCATGTCCTCTCGGCAAGAAGCCGTTGGTTGCGGATCCACGCGCCGTTCAGGTCGATCCTGAACTCTTGAAATAGGTCAGTCTCAATCTTTTTGACTTTGATCGACTCCGATGGCCCCAGTTGGGAGGCCAGTAGATCTAAGGCCCTGAGTAAGAGTAAGAGTTGGTCATCTGTCATCATGTCCTCCTGTCGCTAGTCGGCTCGCAGGGCGGGTCCAGGTCGTTCAGGCTCGGCCCACCGTGGCGTCTGTGTGGGCTACGCTGGCCCGCTGGCCTATGATCCGGCGGGCTTTGGTGATCGCGGCGCCAGTGTAGCCCTGAGCCATAATAGACTGCGCTTCACCAGTTAGGGGCATTGCGTCCTGTAACTGGCCTAATACGGCCTCACAGGCTTTGAGCGCCTCTAGCACAGGATCTTTGCCTTCAACAAAGTCCGCTGTAATTTCACGCATTTCTCTCATGTGATATTGACCCCCATGAAGGCTAGCCGTGGATGGCTGGGCGGTAGACGTAAATGTGCGTGTGCGCTGCTTTCGGGCTGTATTTGCGACGCCAGCCCCGCACGGCGTCCAGGGTTACAAGGCGCACTCGTTTCATATCGCCTCTACGCTGAACCATGTTGAAGCATCGTTCCCATTCGTCATGCGTACAGGCCCACCCCGCATAGGACGCACCATCCTCGGCCTCGCACCATCCTCGGCCTCGCACCATCCGCTCATGCCGGGGTCCGTGCCCACTACGGCGAGCAGATGTGTCTTGCGTTGCTCGTCGGTTCTGTCATCCACGTATGCGCTCACAATGTCCTCACTTCCTTGCTAAACCCGCTCACTGGGTACGCCAAGGTCTCCACGTTGGCGCACCTGGGTGAAGGGGGTTAACTACGGCGGTCGTGTCCCTCACAGATTACGCAGCTGTGATTAGGGACATCGCCCGGACATCGGTTCAGGGCGTTTAGAAGCTCTTGGGAGGGCATCCTGTCGCCCGCCAGCAGTTTGTTGCGCTCCTCAGTGGTTCCGGTCGTCCACTCGTTCAGACCAATACTTTGGGCCATCGCCGTGCCTCCTCTGCGTTAGTCTATGGGCTAGCTTCGTCGTCTGTCAGCTCGTCGTTCGCGGCAAGGGTCCACAGCGCCAGCTTGTCGGCGTCGTCGGCCCAGTCGGAGAGCCCTAGTTGCTTCGGCTTTGGCTCCCATGCTCCACGGTCCTCGGTGAGCTTTGTGGGTGCCACGTAGACCTTACCGTCATCGTCGAAGGTGTACTGTCCGGTCATGCGGCCACCGCCTTAATCTCGTCTACCTGGCATCGGCAGAATAGGCGTGACGTGCCCAGGATGCGGCGCGACTTGACCACTTCGCCGCCATCGTCCAGCTCTTCAACATTCTTGACCAGTGGCAGGCGGATGCACTCTGAGCCCTTACGAACCTGGAATTTCTGGGCCAACCACCGATTGTAGGTAAATAGGTCCACGTAGGGCGCACACGCGCACGAGAGCGCCCTCTGGGCCATGAGGGTTGAGCCCACGCTGAACGAGTCGAACGAGCGCGCTTGGTCGGCGGTCATGGCTGGGCGCTTGTCACGTTTGGGCCGGCGTGCTACTCTGGAGTTTGCTTTGGCATGGCCATTGGGCCGGGATGCGGCGCTCGCCACAACGGGCGCCGTTTCCTTTGCCGCCAAGTCAGCCAGATACTGCTCGAGGTCCGTCATAGGGTTGCCTCCCATTCTGGATTCTTCGCATTGTTTGACTGCGTAGCAGATGCCACACAGATAGACGCGATGGTCCCGCACGCCCTTGTACTTGCGCGCATAGGGTATGAATTGGTCGCCAACCCAGCCGTTTTGCTTGTAGGGAATGGACTCGGATTCAGTCCACGGCTGGGCGTTGGTCGTCACGCGCCCGCAGTGGGCGCAGTCCCTAGAGCGTGCCAACGTATTCGCCAGTCTCATCGTAAACGTCGATAACTAGAGATGCGCCAACGGTGCGCGTCTTGTAGGTCCAGCCGTCATCGTCGTCGGCGAGCGCGATTGAAGCCGCCAACACTCTTAGGCCGTGACTGTCGATGTCCTGGTCGGGCTGCTGAGCCATGTCCGATCTCCTCTACGTTAATCTATGGGCACGGTAACACACATGACAAGGGTTGTCAATACCCTTTGGCGATATTGGGGTTGACAGGCGGTGGACGGCATGAGAGACTAGGCACATGGTTATCAAAGAGCCACCGCGGCCGCCCAGGATCTTAAGATGTGCCAAATGTGGCGGGTCCTGGTTCAACCAGTCTCGCCGTGATCCCCTGCGGTGTTCAATCCAGGCGTGCCGGACCTACCACTGGCGTACCGGGAAGGGGGCGCAGAATGGGCGCAGGGGTAAGGGCTAGGGGGTTTGTAGGCTGAGAGCTGGGTTAAAGGGCTGCGCGTGGCCTATGCCCTGGTGAGTCCTCGTGCGGGCAAAATCCAGGAGCCCAGCTCTCAGCATGCAAGCTTGAGGTGACGGGATTGGCCGATCCTGGAGACGATAGGACAGCAGTGACGGTGTTGTCCAATGCGGGGCGCGAGGAGATGTTGAAGCGCGCCCACGTTAACGTGAAGCGGGATCCGTGCGAGCCCAACTGGTCTGGCAAGGTTAGGGTCAAGGCGGTTTTAGCCCGACGTCCCAAACGCCGCCGAGACGGCTTCAAACGACGAAGCGGGGGATACGGCCGGTAGACGCTAGGAACATATTCGTCGCTTCGTCGCCTCAACAAGAGGTGGGACGTAGACCCCGGGAACTTGCGGCTCGGGTGCAAGGTGTCAAGGTGGATGTAGCAAGGGTACAATACTGGTGGGCTCGCAGCAGTCAGGCGATGAAGATCACCGATAGCAATGCGGCCGCTTACAGGACGAGAGACTCACGAGCCCTTAGATGTGCAACGTGGTTCAGAATCACTTCACCACATCAAACGCCAGCCCCCCCTGAGCGGGTAGGGCAAGCATAAGACAAGAGACTTGACATAATAGCTAGGTTGGGCGGGCATTATAAGGGCGGAGTACGTACCCACCATGCTAGGATACGGGGTATGACTGATTACGCTACGCTTGCTTGGAATCGCTGGCTCGTGATGAGACGTACCCACTTCGCTGTCGCACACCCAAAGGCCTCGCTAGCCTGTACACGTGCCTTTGCCAGAATCCTTACGCATTACAAACGCCATGAGTTTGTTACGAATGCCGATGGCACCACGTAAATGACGAATAAGGCCAAGCTCACCGCTAAACAAGAACGCTTCGCTCAACTGGTCGCGTCTGGCAAAACTCAGGTAGACGCCTATAGGCTAGCCTACGATGGCTCAGACGAACCCCGTAATGGCCTTTATGCCGATTCGGGTAGCCTTGCCGCTCATCCTATGGTCAGCCTACGAATCGCTGAACTGGCTAAACGCTACGCCAATGTGGCTGAAATAGACGCCATTTACGTGCTCAGCAGTCTAAAGGCTAACGTAGAGCGCGCCATGCAAGCCACACCCGTCCTAGATCGCGCCGGCAAACCTACCGGGGAATGGCAATACGAAGGCGCCGTGGCCAACAAAGCCCTCGAGCTTTTGGGCAAACACCTCGGCATGTTCATCAACCGGATTGAACACACTGGCCCACTTCTCCTCCAGGCCGAACGCTTCGCCAGCCTGAGCGATGATGATCTCGATGCGCTCATACAGGCAGGCAAGGCGCTACTCGAGGCTAAGGCCCAGGTGATTGAGGGCGAGGCTCGGATGTTGGAAGCAGGCGAAGGCGCTGATTGAAGCCAATAGGTACGCGTACGCGCGCGAGGTGATTGTGCGATGATTCACAAAGGCCGTAGTTTAGGGCTGACGTGAAAGGTGATCGTGCGTGCGATAGTGTTAGCGAAGTCTATAGACTGGCGTAGAGGTTAAGATGTTCTGGTTCAAGGGGCGGGTCAAGGGCGGACTATTCGGGCTCACGTATGACGGGAAGCGGTGGGAGATGGCGATAGGCCTCGGCGCCGCGTTGGTGGCTGGCATCGCCATCTGGGTAAGCATCCAGCGCGCGTTTAGTCTATAGACTAGCGCAGAGGTGAAGAAAAAGCCAGACTCGCAGACTAGACCTGCCCACCGGAGTCCCGAGCGTGGGTAGGAATCCTTGGGCTCGGAGTCAGAGAAGTGAGGCATATGGGTGCAGGACTCGTATTCGGTCTCGGCGTTCTGGTGGGCGCGATCCTAATGGGTATTTGGAAGGAGGGCGGCTAACCCCTTCTGGAGGGCGGGTATCCACGAGAGCCATCGTTCTGCGGTCGCTCTGCGGCGTGTAAGTCCTGGACCTTGTCTAGGCCGTTGATGGGTGTACGCGACACGATACCTGCCCTGGCCAGAGGTGATTAGCGGTGAATAGTCCAAAGTGCCTTCGTTGCCGGCACCCGATAGAGTTTCATTCCGGTAGACATTGCGGCTGGTTAACTCCAGCTATGCCAGACCTGACTGCAACGAATCTGGGCGCCGAGGTTAAACTAACACCGCCTCCAGAGCCGATGAGGTGCATGTGCCCAGAGGTTATTAGCGGTGTGTGAGCATGACTGGAGGCCGAGCTCGGACAGCAGGCGTTTTTGGCTCTGCTTCCGATGTGGCATAGTGAGAAAGGAGCGTGATGCCTGAGCATTGCATGAGCCCTGGCGCTTGCAATCACATGGAGCAAATACTGGTCTGCGAGGCTAGCTCGTCGGCGTAAGTCTCATGAAATCAATGGCCATGGGGGCCGGTATAGACGAGCCGTGGACGTTCTCGCCCTCTGGCGGGGTAATGCCGAAAGCGGCCCCTAACGGGGTTTGAGCGGCTGGCGTTTAAAGCGCAGTCGTGTCTCACGGCCGCTCAAGTCCACGTCCTGGGAGGGATGATGATTAGACGAACCTGGCACCGACTGTTCGGCCACCCACCGCTCGGTTCGACGACGACCACGAATACGGGTACGAATATCTGGTGGCTTGTCTCTTTGAAGGCGCCTCGATGCCGATGTGGGGCAGTCCACGACCATCCCATTCGGATATTATGAGTAGCTGCCGAATCAGGGGCTTACTGTGAGAATCTTCCTCTCCGGTCTCGCCTTCGGCGCCTGTGCAGTCACGCTCTGGGCCGTGCTGACGAAGCCGAAGCGGCTCCCCTGGATTGGCAAGGAGATGGTGTTGGATGGCCGCACTGTGACCGTGACAGACTACGACCCCACTACCCAGACATGGACGTTCGACAGGGATCTGGCGCCTAGGATTCACGCTGATGGCTGACCTAACTCAGACACCGGACCTGATTGAAGAGGCCCTTCCGCTCCTCGAGCGTGAGCGGGCGTCTCGTAGCTTCATCGCCTTCCTGGGCCATGTCTGGATTCTGGAGCCACCCCAGGCCGGCGCCCCCACGGGCGGACGGATTAAGTTCCAGCTCTGGCCTCACCTCGTTGAGGGCGCTGAACAGCTCGAACGCCCCTGGAAGATGACTGCCGAAGGTCGTCAAAGCGAAATTAGACCCGAAGACCTCCAGACCGTCATAGGTAAGTCCCGTCAGGTTGGCTGGTCTTGGCTTGTCGCCGCCTTTGTAGCCTGGCTATCTATGTTCCATGACGGCGCCCTCTCTTTGATGGAGTCCGAGGGCCAGAAACAAGCTGCGGAGCTGATGAGGAAGGCTCGATACGTTTACGAGAACTTGCCCGAGCCGTGGCAACTTCCCCTCGACGCTCAAAGTACTGAACACCTCTCATTCAAAGGGTCTGACTCCGAAATCCACGCTCTGCCCAGCACGCAGAAGGCTGGGCATGGCTTCACCGCCACCATCGCAATCATGGATGAAGCTGACAACCATGAATATCTCGCGGAGGGGATGGCAGCGATTAAACCGACAACCGACGCGGGCGGCCAAGTTGTGGTGCTCAGCACCGTAGAGAAGCGTAAAGCCTCGTCGATGTTCCAGTCCATCTACCGGCAGGCCATGGCTGGTAAGGGCGGCTGGACCAAACTCTTCGTGGGTGTCTTCGCCCGCCCTGGTCGGGATGAAGAGTGGTACGAACGCACGAAGGACTCCATCCCTCCCGAAGAACTGAAAGGGATGTCGCCCCAGCTCTACATGGAGCAGAACTACCCCAGAACCGAAGAGGAGATGCTGGCCCCACCCAAAGTGGAAGCGTTCTTCGACATCGATGTCATCAGTCAGTACCTTATGACGCTGTGCCGAGAGCCCATGCTGGCCGAGGGGCCGCTCAACATCTATGAGAAGTTTCTGCTCGGCCACAAGTACGTCGCGGGCACGGACACGTCGGAGGGCGTGGGTCGGGACTACTCCGTCACGGCAGTGCTGGACTTGACGACCATGCACGTTGTGGCCGATATTATGTCTAAGGAGATTGCGTCTGACGATCTCGTGTACTGGTCGATGAAGCTGCTGGAGATGTACCGCTGGCCCCTCTGGGCGATTGAAAATATCGGATACGGGCGTGACACGGCGCGGAAGGCGCGGGATCTGCGGTACAGGCGGCTGTTCAGGATGCACACGAAGCGCATACTGGGCGGAGTGGACCATCAGCGAGAGGAGCCTGGCTGGCACACCGATGGGGTCAACCGATGGGACATCTGGAACGACATGAAGCCCCAGGTGGACAAGGGCGCCCTGGTCGTGTTCAACCGAGTGGGACTCCAGCAATTTCTGGACGTGATTAAAACCGGCAAAGATTCTAGGCCCGAAGCGCGGGTTGGGGCCAACGACGACTACCCCATGGCGGTCGGGATCGCACTCCAGATGCGCAAGTGGGCCGGCTCCGCGATGGGCGCTGATGACAAGGTGGTCGTCCGCCCGCTGAGTTTCTGAGCCCGACCAAAAAGATAAGTGAACGTTTTCCGTACGGTAGTGGAGGTGACTGATGCCAGTCACTATAAGAAAAGTTGGTCGTGGTAAGGTATCTGTGCGGACACCTGGCGGTGTTAAGAGCAAAGCCACGACTCCAGCGAAGGCCGAGGCCCAGAAGCGCCTTCTCAATGCCACCGAGCATGACCCTGGATTCAAACCTACGAGGCGGCGAAAGAAGGGCTGATGCCTAACTTTGACGAGAAGCCCACCGCGGCGTTCATAGACCAGGCTGTGGCTCACCTCACGACCACATGGGGGGAGGCCCATGAGGGCTGGACTACCCGAGATAGCTTCTACCATCGCAACTACACGCTCTGGCCCCACCATACTGACCGGCCGAAGACCTACCCATCGCGGCCAACCGCCATCGTGGATCGCGCCGCCGACACGCTCATTAACTTCTCCCCGAACGTGCATCGAGTGGCGCGCAAGGAGACTCACGCCGCCTCAGAGGGTGCGGACAGCATCGAGGTGGCGCTCAAGACGGTCATGGACGACTCGTCTCTACGCGAGATGGTCTTGCCTTTCAGTCAGATGTGGCTCCACCTTATCCACTACCAGTACGCGATCATCGAGGTGGGCTTTGACTGGATGTCCAGACCGATAGAGCCCAAACGGAACGAGGGCAAGTTCAAGGGCGAGTCGGACGATGAGTTCGCCGCCCGCATGGTGAGGTTCAAGGTCGGCAAGGACAACTGGAATCCCATCCGCATCCGCGCCCCCGACCCCAGAACGGTGCTCATCGACCCAGAGCAGAAGCAGCCCCCCTACGCGATTCAGATGCAGGGTATGCCCGCCCATGAGCTAGAGACGCTGACTAAGAGGAAGGCGCAGCCAGGGCCGAGAGTGCGAAGGCAGGATGTGCAGCAGTTTCTCGTTGCGGACCACACTGAACTGAATCCGTTCGACACCGTAGACCTGCTGCACTACTGGACCAAGGACTACCATGCGGTGAAGCTGGCAAAGGGCGAACTGCTCTGGATCGAGCGCAACCCCTGGGGGTTCGTCCAGTTCGCTCACGCCTACGCGCGCGCCGGCATCATGCCTCGAGAGGGCAGTCAGAACGGCGGCTTCAACCCAAAGTACGTCGCAAGGGGCATCCTGGAGCCCGTCGAGGACGAGCTTCGTATGGCCGCGCAGGGCATTGCGGCTCGGCATAAGCTCAGCGTGGATGCCGCTTTCGCCCTGGTGGGCACGGAAGACCTCAGTCCCGAGGAACTGGCCGAGGCCGAAAAGGCGGGAGGCTACGTTCAGGGCAGTAAGGATAGCGTTTGGATCGTGCAGACCCCGCCGCTTCAGAACTCGATGTTCCAGCAGGGGCAAGAAGTTGATGCGGGCATAGACCGCGGCACCTTCACCGACATCCTGAGCGGGAATCGGCAGCAAGGCGTCAGCACAGTCGGGCAGCACGCGATGCAGTCTCAGGCCGCCAATCGCCAGTTCCAGACGCCCATTATCCAGTTACAGCACCTGGCCAGTCTCGGGGGCCAGTTCATCCTCCAGATGGTGATGGTCTTGGATCAGAACTCGACCTTCGACCAGATTGGCATCAACGGCAAGATACTGAAGGCATCGGAGATTGGCCACGATACCTCCGTGACCATCACGTTCTCCGACATCAACCCCGCAGTGGCGCTTCAGGCCAAGGAGTCCGACAGGCGAGACTTCGAGCTCGGTCTGTTAAGCGAGGAAGACTACATCCGGCGGCACCACACAGAGGATGTCACGGGCCACCTTGAGCGGATAGACGAGACCCGCCTGAACCGCAAACCCGCCCTGGTGGAGATACGGGCTACCGACATCGCCGAACGGAAGGGCATTGAGGACCAGCTTGCGCGGGCCAGAGAGCTTGAGGCAGAGCAGACCGACCGCGCCCGCAGCGCCGACGAGGTCACTAACCCCGCTGAGGGGCAGCCCATACCGGAGAGCACGGTCAATCCTTTACGCGAAAGCTTAGATGGCGCTACGCAAAACCCAGCGAGGCAGTAGAGATGGCTGAAATCAAAAATTCGTTCGCCCGCTCGGAAGAGCGTGTTCTGGCCAGGCTCAGGGCGGGTAGCGATAAGGCCAAACGTGAGCGCCCCCTGCCCAAGCTGGGCGCCGAGGGTGGGAAGGTGTCTAGGCGGCGCAGCAGCCCCATCATGGCCTTATACAAACGCCTCGGTGTGAATCTGAAGAACTTGCAGGTCGAACAGGATGCCTGAACAGCCGCCTGAAATCCGTCGCGTCAATACCGTTCTGGAACGTATCCTACAGTTCCTGAACGACGCGGTGAACAAGTCGCCGTCAGAGATCGCGCTCCTGGCGGAATTAAGGGCGCAGCTTCTGGTTGCCCGAAAAGCTGTGGCGGAACAGGGCCTATCGGAGCGCGACGCTCTCATACAGGCTTTGTCCGCGGCTCCCAGCTTTGAGCAGCTTGAAAGAGACATCGCGCAGGAAGAACAGGCTCCCGCGCTTCCAGACGCACCGCCACCTCAGCGAGAGGTCTACACGCTCGCAGATGCCAGAGCCGTTCTGGCCGACAGTCAGATCATGGCCGAGCAGTTGTTCTCCCAGCGAACGGGGCGGCAGCCCGATAGGGCGACGAGAACCGCCATTGGCAGATACCTGCTTGATAATCTTCTCAGTGGCCAGCGCGGAGCGCCCACCAATCCGGTTGAGGAGTTTACTGAACAGGTCGTGGCCCTTCAGGGCGAGACGATTACGAGGTTCCCCCTCCGCGCCACCGCTGACCGCCGCCTTGGTTCTTTCTTCAATGCCCTCCTGGACAGCGACAACCCGAGCGCCCAGATAGATCAGGACACCTACAACGCCCTCGTCTTCCCCACGACGCCGCTTGTAGAGATACCGGCGCGTTTTCGTGCCGGTGGCCCGTCAGAGGCGAAGATTGCGGAGCAAAAAGCCCTTGGGGCCCTCAACACGCTCTCCACTAATATGCTGACCAACTTGCAAAAGAGCGTGGATGTTGCCGGTGGGCCAACGGGAGTCACAAACTTCTCAGAGGCCGCTGGCAGAATAGTCAGTGAGCAAACCGAAGAGGATGTCCTGGCGGGGACGAACACGCTGCCCGCAGTCGACAGCCCGTCGGAAATCAGGGCGCGTCAACGCGACGCAGAGGCGCTGGCGACACTTGAGGATGTGAAAGGGATCAAGAAGGCGGTCACGGCCCAGGTGGGTGACCCTGAGCTTGAAACTGACCCAGGACTGAAAAAGGACAAGGCTCAGGCCATACGGTTGGCGGCCAGCCGCATCGAGGAGCGGCGGCGTGAGATTCTTCAGTCTAACCCGGGCATTTCCGATACCGACCTCAATGCGCAATTGGCCCCAGCGATGGGGCAGGAAGTCGCAGCCTTCGACCAGACCCTTGCCACAGTGTCCCAGGAATCTGCTGCCAGAAAGTTTGTGGACCTTGACTCGGTTAGGACCGAATTGAAGGACATCTTGGGCAGGGAGGGGCTTAACGCCAGTGAGATAGACGATGATCTGCTCACTCAGGTTGCCCAGTTCGTGATGGAGTCCGAGAACCCCGCGCAGACGGCACAGAGCGTCGTGGGGGCCTTCTCAGGACTTCAGCAGGAGTCGGAGCGTCTGAGGACTGTCGGCGACCTTGCCCTTGCCAAGAAACGCATCGCTGATGCTCTGGGTGAAGCAGGCCTAGATGTTGGTGAAATAACCGATGAGCGCCTGACGCAGATAGCTGCGGCGTCGGTGCGGGCTGGGCGGCTTCCTGAGGCCCAGGGACTCGTTGACGCCTTCCCCATGTTTGCGCGAGAGGCTGCGAACCTAGAGTTCGTAGAGGGGGGGGCGGGTGCCATTACGGAGCGGTTGGAGCATGCCGCGGGGTTTCGGTTCCCCGACCTGCCAGGGCGGGAAGAGGCCGTACAGCGACTCGCGGACACCATCAGATTCCGCGTTCAGCGGGAACCGTTCGCAGACGTTGACCGGCTGCTTCAAAGTGCGTTTCAACCTGTCAGACCTGACCTGGAAGCCTTCGGCGCGCCGCAGATCGCGGGAGAGCCCGATGAAGGGCCGCTGACTGGCCCCATCTTTGACCCCGACTTTGCGCCCGATAACCCCCTGCTGCGGGCCGTGTTCGAGAGGCTTCGGTTTGAGCCGACGGGGGGCGGGCTCATTAGCCCGATGGATGCGGCGGTCATCGCGGGCACGCCTGGAGCGCGGCAGCGTTTCGGCGCAGCCCCTCCGACCCTGCCTGGTCTGCCACCCTTTAACTTTGCGAATGTTCGCTCTCAAACGGAGACTCTACCGCCCGAAGCCCCCCCTGGCTTTGGCGTGCTGGCCCCGCTGTTCCGAGAGGCTGCCGGAGAAAATGTTCCGCTTCTGCAGTTCCTCTTCCAGCAGACCCCACAACTCCAGGAGGAATTTCTTGCCGGACGCCGAGCTGAAGTTAGGCGTGGCCGCAGGGAAGCGCGTGGTGAATTTCAGACCCTGGGCCGAGGTCTCAGCGAGGGGCTTGGTGCTGCAAAGTCTGCTCTTGCGGCGGTAGGAGGGGTTACAGGACCAGGTGGAGAGCAGATAGAAGCCGAGCGGGCACGACTACGTCGACAACTTGATACACTGCGGTTCTTTGGCCCCAATAGGCCTTCTAGGCCCAAAGGGACGTTCGAGGACTTCTTCGGCTCACGGGTTGAGGGTTTGCGAGAGCGGTTCAGCCAGACGCCCGCTGGGTTGCAAGAGGAACTGAGGCTTGAAAGTCAGGCTGAGAGTGATGCTCGGCGGGCTGAGGTCGAGGCGCGGCGGGTTGAGAGCGAGGCCGAACGCGACCGGCGCCGGCTGCTGCGTGGCGGTGGCCGGACGATGTTCCAGCGCATCGGAGCCTAGACGATGGTTGGTCCGCCAGATTTCTCGGATGAAATCCTGGACCTTATTCGGGGCGGCCGGCCCTTGCCACCGCCAGATACTGGGGCGGCACCTGTGTCGGCGCCGACGGCATTGGCACAGAGGCCCCCTTCAGAAGACTTCCCGCTATTTCAAGCTGAGGGCGAGGGCGGCATCCTCCCTGGCCCTGGCCAGTTTCCTCGTTTTGCCGCCCCGCCTGAAGCCGACCCTGAGATCGCTGCGTTTAACCAGGAGATGCGCCGCATCCTGGCACTTCAGCAGCAGTTCGCGGAGACCTCCCCCGATTTTGTTGGTGAGCGCATCCTTGATCCCCTAACGCGATTTCAGCGCACAGGCGCTGGGGCATTGCTCCAGGCTGGTGCCCGCACTCCTGGTGTAGGCCGTATCTCAGGACTCAGCGAGTTTGAGGAAAACGTCGCGGCCTTCAGAGCGCAGGGTGCTGGGCGACTGGAATCCCTGAGACTTGCTAGAGAACAGGCCGAACGGCAGACCGAGCAGTTTCCCTCAGCCACATTGCCACTGTCGAAGATACCTTTGCCTGGCGACAGGGCTCTTCCTGATATCCAGGCTGGCGTGCTCGGTGCTGCGGATATCTTTGCGGACCCGACGCTACTGGTGCCAGGGATAGGAATAACCGGAACTGTGGCCAGAAAGGGAGTCACGGTTTCGGGCAAGCAGATAGTTAAGGAATTGATGCGTGATGCAGCGCGTACTGCTCGGGTAGCGGCTGCGCCGGAGTTCCCGCGGGGCGCTGTGGGCGCCCTAGCCCGAGAGGCCGTCGAGGAGGTCCCTGAAGTTGCTGCTAGGGCTGCGCCTGCCGTGCGTGAGGCGGTCGAGACCGTTCCGCCCGCCGTAGTGACCGAGCCCGCAGCGGCGGAACAACTCGCGCTCGGCGCTCCCGCAGAACGACTCGCTCTTGCCGCGCCGGAAACGCCCACGCCGACCACGGCGGTAGAGCGCGCAAAGGCCGCAATACCACTGCCAGGGGAAACGGCGCCTCCCCCCGCCCCGATTGGCCGGCAGGCCTTACCCCAACCGTCAACGCCCAGTGCGCCCTCAACTCCGGCGGGGTTGATGGCGCCTGCGGACGCAGAGGAGACGGTGAAGTGGTTCGGGGCCCTACTCGCAGATCCCGACACGGCACGGGCGATGGAGTTGACCCAGGAACTACGCACCCACGCACTGGGGCGCCGCTTCGCGGCCTTCCAGTCTCGTGCCAAACAGCTTGTTGATGAGGGGGTTCCGGCAGAGGACGCCTTGAAGCAAGCCCGACAGGAGCTTTCGGGCGAACTGCCCCGCATCCGAACTGGCGTCGAGTCGGTCATAACGGAAGAGGTTCGCAACGCTCTGTTCTCGCGCGTCTACACCGTGTTGGCCAACGATGTGCCGGAGCAGCTTGCGACCGCGACCGCACTCACCAACGCCCTGCTGGGTAAGCCCATACCGCGCGTGCCTGGCATTGCGGGCCAATCTGCGTTCAGCCGCCTCTCACGCATCTTCCCGCCTGAGATCATGGACGTGTTGGGGAAGAAGCAGACACTTGACGAGCTCCTTCTGAGCAAGTTCCCACGCCCTCGCGGAGTTGCTGGTGTGGACATCCCGCCCAGTGTTCCGTTCGGTCAGGCTCGGTTGGGCGAAGAGGCCATTCCTCTAAGGCAGTTGCCGCCAGACCTACGTTCTGCGACGCAGCGAGACCTGGAATTGCTGGACTTCCGCGCCTCCTTGGCGGGCAGGGCACGAGGGGTATCTGAGGCAGCGGACTTTGCGCCCGCGGGCGCCCTGGACGCACCCCAGCAAGGCCGCCTACTGACCGAGCCCTTTGAACAAAGGCGGCTACCGCTTGATCCACGGACCAGGGCTGCGAAGCGGCTTGACCTCGAGACATTTGAGACAGGCCTCGCAGAGCCGCCCCCAACTGCCGCAGGCGGGCGCCGTCCGCCCCTTGGCCCGATTGATGAGGTCGTCATTGGCCAGCTTCGGCAGCAGCCACCCGGCTTCATGGAGCGCCTTTTGGCGGCTGCGAGGGTCGCGGGGATGCAGGGCGTGGATGCGGCCAACCTAGTGAGATCCAACGTGGCCTCATTCGACCTCTCATACCTGCGGCAGCAAGCCTTGCTCATCCCAGGCAACCCAATAAAGTTTGGGCAGTCCTTCTACGACAGCCTGCGTTCCGTCTGGAGCGCGAAGTACGCCGAAGACATCATGCAGGCGATTCACAACGACCCTCTCTTTGCCATCTACGATAGGATCGGCGCGGACTTCCTGAGACCCCTTTCAGGCAAGGTCGCGGGCCAGTGGGAGGCTGCTGAGGACTTTATGATATTGTCCCGCGTGGCGGGCGAGACGCGCCCACGGCCGTTTCAGTGGATAGCGGAGAACCTCCCCTGGATTCGCATTTCAGCTCGTGCCCACGTCATCGGCACGAACAGCATGAACTGGCGTATCTTCAAGAGCTACTACAAAGAACTGCTCAACATGAATGAGCAGATCGCGGCCGGCTCCATGAAGGCTCCTAAGAACTGGAGCATTGAGGGATCGCTGAAGTCGTCGTCGTCAATGCTGGCGGATATGTCAGGCAGGGGGCCGTTGGGTCCGTTAAAGGCCATATCTCCGGCCCTAAATGGCTTCTTCTTCTCCATGAGGCTCAATATCGGCAGGCTCATAGCGCCACGTCACCTGTTCTCCGCAGATCCATTTACCCGTCGCAAAGCGTGGAAGAACTTCGCCACCGCCATCGGGACGTATAGCTCGTTCATCCTGGCGGGCGAGCAGATGGGCTTGTGGAACGTGGAAAGCGACCCGCGTAGCGCTGACTTTATGAAGATCATCCTTGCGGGTCGTGTCAGAGTGGACATCTGGGGCGGGATGCAGCAGTACGTCGTGCTCTATGGGCGCCTGCTCTCCGTTATAGGGACAGGAGAACTTGAGCCTCGACTGAAGTCTACCGAGACGGGGCAGGTGAGTGAGGCTGATCCGATAGAACTGGCGGGCCGGATGGTGCGCACCAAGGCATCGCCCGCGCTGTCCAATGTGCTGGAGGGCTGGGTCGGCACGGACTTTAAGGGATCGGAAATCGACCGCACAGACTGGCAGCGATGGCTGGGTCGCAACGCACCCATTGCGGGCCAGGATATCTACGAGGTCTATAACGCTTTTGGGCTTACGGGCCTTCCACTTGCCGTTGCGGGTGCGTTGGGCACTGGGGTGGTCGCCTACGACCTCCCTAGATGGCCAGAACTGGACGAGTATTATACGTTCTCGGAAGGCCGATCTCAGAGGCACGCGAACACGCTGCGGAAGAGGTTCAGGCAGAACCCCGACAATGAGGCGAAGCTGTTCCTGCGAGGGCAGATCACGACATTGAGCACCGACGTGGCCAGACGGCGAGTTCTCGAACTCATGCGGGAGTTCAAGGTTGATCGCGCTGATGTGCCTGGGTTCGACAATGTCTTTGGTGGTCAACGACCGGCGGGGGTTTCGCGTTAGCATGTTACGTCATAATCGGGTTGCGCTTGCTTGGGGTATTGGGGCGGTGTTCTTTTTCTGGATGGCTCTAAGTGCGTTCACGGGAGACACCCATCAGGTTTGCGTAGGTGGGGGTGGCGTCAGTCAGGGCGCACCAGGGGGAGAGTGCTATGAGTGGGAGACGGTGGCAGGCCCTCCTGATTGGCGCGAAGGTGTTTGGTTCGCGGCGGTTCCTGTCGGCCTTACCTTCATGTTTGGATATGCGGCGGTGCAGACCTGGAAACGAGAGTCTAGGGCACGCTGATGGTGACAGTCTTGAAAGAAGGCCCTCTACGGTGCGACTGCTGCGGTATTGAGCAGTTGGCCCGCGTTCAGAATGGCAAGCTCATCATCACCGACCGTCGTGGTGGTAAGCGGCACGTTCTTGTGCTGCCGCTTGACAGCAAGAAATCGGTGGTGCTAGACTCAGCTTAATTGAATAGCGACGCTTCGGCGTCCACCTAGCGGTCTTGAGGCCCTGAAAGCGGCACGGGATGTGCCCTTCGGGGTCTTTTCTTTTTTGGGAGGAAACCGATGGCTGAAGACACCGCGCTGGACACGCCGCTGATCGGCGGAGACAGCCCGCCCCAGCCGTTAAACGGGGCCACTGAGACTGCCACGGCTCAGGCTGACCCGCCCGCAGAGCCGCAGACAGACGGCGAGGCGGACGCCAAGGGTGGCGAGGAAGAGGTTGACTACAAGACCAAGTTTGAGGCCGCCGATCAGGAGTTGGCGAAACTCAGGCTTGACCGCAAGTCCGAGCAGGTCGGCCGACAGCGAACCGCCGAGCGGGACGCGAAGATGGACGAAATCCTGGATGGCCAAAAGGCTGTCATGGATAGCAATGCGGCGCTCATCAAGGCACTTAACTCGGGAGAGACCGATGCGCTGCCGGCGGAACTGGAGACGATAACCCAGGATAGCCGGAGTCGCACATCAATGTCACGCATACGAGTGCAGGCGCAAGGACTGTTGGAGGCCCTGACGGACATTGGCAAGGACGAGGATGGCAACACCGTCGTGGACATCCAGCAGGACGAGCGTTTCGCCACCGTGCGGGACAACTGGAACAGAATCAGCGGGGACGCCGCCCTAGAGCCCTCGGAAAAACTGGCTCAACTTTCTCGAGTCGTCACCCAGGCGAATGTGGCTATGAGGGGGATTGACCGTCAGTTGGCTAAGAAGGCGATAGAGGACGCGAAGAACGCTGGTGAGACTGAGCGCAAGAAGGCGCTGGAGGAAACGGGCCTGCTGGACACCGACACGGGTGGCAGGACGGGACCCAGCGAGGGCTCCGTACAGGCCCTGATCGGGAAGTTCAACACTGGCGCGCGTGTGAATAAGGCCGAGCAAACACGAATAGACGAACACTTAGAGGCGCTGGACGATACGCCTGGTAGCGCCCTGGGCTAGGAGTAACCAGACATGGCGAGTACAACCACAGATGCCCTGAACGACTCGATGGACGTGACCCTGGCACAAGCTAGACGCACGCGAGAGCACGAGCCCGGCTTCCAGAGGACGGTGCTAAATGTCACGCTCATGGAGGGCTCTGGCCTCAACTGGCGTGAAGCACTCTACGTCCAGCTTAACGCCTTCGCGGTCGGCGAAGACCAGGAGTTCGACAATCCCGAGACGATTACCGATACGCTCATTAGCTTTCGGCCGCAAGGTATGGTTGTCCAATACTTCCTGCTCGACGAGGTAGCGCGGCGCATGTCCAAGCGAGGGTTCTCCCTGCTCGGACCTCTGGGCCAAGAGGCCATTGAGCGACGCAAGGATGAGGACGGCCTGGCCACTCTGGACAGCTTTACCAATGTGCTGGGCACCGCGAACACCACGCCTCAGTCCGGTCACATATCGGCGGGCGTGTCTCGCATCGTTGGGAATACCACTGAGCCCGGAGCGGGGCCGTATCATGCCACCAACCACCCGTTCATCATCAAGGACCTTCAGGACGAGATTGTGGCTGCGCTTGGTACAGCCGCTCTTCCCGAAGGCCCCACCGCACAGGTGATGAAGGGTGGGTTTATGGCTGTGGGAGTGCTGTTCTTGGCGCGAGTCAATATGGCAGGCAACTTGGCCATCGACTCCAACACTGATGCCAAAGGGGGCATCTACGGCGAGGGCGGCGTGGTGATGGTGCAGGGCGCATCGCCCACGATGGTCGCGGTCAGGAACGAGAAGCGCGGCCTGGGCGGGTCGGACATCATCCACCGCGACCAGTACGTGTACGGCATCAGGAACCAGAACTGGGGCTTTGAGTGGATAGGCGATGCGACCGCACCCACAAGTTGATTTCGTTTCCTCAGTAATTACCCATTAGCCGCCTGAGAAGCGGATGGGAAGGAGAAACAAGAAATGGCGAGAGGTTCTTTCGGAAGAACACGAGCGTTCCAAGACTTCCTCAACACCTTTGAGGATGTGACCTGGGCCTCCACCTCTGTAGACCTGGGCGAGGGCTGGTTCATGGTGTCCGTCAACGAGGGCACTCTAAACGATGTCACCGACGAGTCCGGTGGGGTGCAGCAGTTCCTGACCGACACGGGTTCCGCCGACAACGTCGTGCTGGCATCCGGCCTATATCGACCCGCTGACGGGGAGTTGAACACCGAGTCACGGTTCAAGGTGGCTGACGATATTTTGAACACGGCCATCTACGCTGGATTCACCGAGACACTGGCGCTGGACACTCCGGTAATGCCCGCCGAGTTCTCCACCACCACCATGACCCACAACGGCACTGGAGGCATGACGGGCTTCAACTGGGACTCGGACGCCACTGACAATGACTTCAGAGCCCTGATGGGCGATGCAGGCGCAGCGGCGGCATCGTCCGGTGACGGGACCCGTCTCGATAAGGGCGCCTGGGTTGTCAATGAGTATGCCGTGCTTCAGGTAGCGTTGGGACCGTCAGGGTCAGGCATCTGTCGGGCAGGACTCACCGATGGTAACGAGCTCTCCATCGTGCAGACGTATACCGAAGGCCTCACCAACACTGACCTCTTCTACGCCATCCTGATGTGTGAGACCCGTACCGGCGCGGCCCTTGAGTTCGAGGTCGACTACGTGTACGCGAGCGGCGGACGCAACTGGACGGTGTAGGCTTGGTAAGCAAGGTTATTCCTATTGGCGGTGGAAGCCGCCTGCACGTCCCAGCGCATCTGCGTGGGCGCACGCCCTGGGGTGAGATAGAGATAACCCGAACGATGGTGACGCTGGCCAATGCGAAGGACCGCAAGCTAGTGTTCACGTTCCCCGACAAGGGGGTAGGCTACGTCATCTCGAGCCCGAAGGAGTTAAGAGGTCTGATAGAGCGCTTGGAGTCAGTGGAGTTGGAACTGTTCGACCAGGGCGGTAAGAACATGGCCCAGGCGCTCCGGAAAGACATAACTGGTTAGGTCCCTTAGTTCAGGTGCGGCCCAGATCGCACTAGGAGGATAAGATGCCCCCCAATAACCCAATCTATCGCGGGTGGTGGCTCAACAGACCCAACTCTTCGCTTGACCTCTACGTGGGGTTCGGCGGGGCTAGCGACCCCGTTGAGGTTTTCCAGACCAGCACGACCGGCCTGCTCTTTGCTGGCACACGGACGCTGCGGATGGGCACCTCGGGATCACCGCTGACGGTCACTACGGGCTCTCCGTATCTGACCGCATACACGACCAGCTCGTCTACGACTGGCACGAGCGTAGAGCCCGTCCTGTTCAACCATGTGATGACTGGCGCAGGCGGCGTGGGTGGTCGAGTGGCCATCAGGATGGAGACCAACGTAGCTCTTGGCGGCTGGGCCAATGCTTTGAGAGTTCTGGTGGACCGCAAGACCAACGGGCGCGCCACTGGCCTGATGTCGGTAATCAACGCCGAGATGGTCTTCCCCGCCAGCTCAATCGGCGCAGGCACAACCTGCATCTACGAGTGCGAGATCGTCATGCCCACGAGCTTTGTCGGGGATGGCTCGCCCATATCGGTGATGTACATCGAGGCCAGCGGGGCCACCAAGGCGCAGTTCGATACCAATGGGTTCCTTTTCGATATCGCGGGCGTAACGGCTGGGTCTGAGAAGTTCTGGGACACCTCTGCATCTGCGGCGGCGGGTGACAACACCATCCGGATACGGGTGAACGGCGCTACCAAATACATCCTGGTAGCTGACGACAACAACTAATGGAGCTTCAGAACGGCGAGGTTTGGGCAGCTTGGGAGCCACTCAGCAAACTGCTGGAAAAAGAGTGGCCCGTGAAGGTCAGCTACAAGCTGGCCCAGATGGCGCGGTTGCTGCGTGAGGAATATGACCTCATCGAGCAGGTCAGGTCGGGGCTCATCAAGAAATATGGCACTGAGAATGGCGCCAACCAGGTGAGCGTCGACCCCGAAAGCGAACAGATGCCTAAGTTCATCCTGGAGTACAACGAGCTGATGGAGGGGGCGGTGGAGATAGCCTTCACAAAGAAGGTCGTGCTCCCAGCAACGGCGGATGGACAGGAGATTCAGGTGGAGCCCCTTGTCTTGATGGCTCTCGACAAGTTCGTGACGGTGGAGTAGTGGCTACCAGAGCTCTGGACAGCCCGGTCCTAATGGTCACCAAGGACGAGAAGTGCCTTTGGCTGAAGGAAGAGGACAGGTTGGCGCCGCCGAGTTACCAGAAATGGCATCGGTTCCAGGAGATCAGAGTGATGAGGGGTGAACGCCCCGCGACGTTCACATGGGACATGGGGCCGCGGGAGAGATACAACCGTGCTGCGCTCTTCGTGCCTACCGGGATAACTCATCTCCACAATGGCGACAGGCTGGCCTCGGATGAGAACGTGCCATGGGAGCAAGTACAGCGTTACGAGCCTCTGTATCGCGTGGGCGAGGTGATGGATATGGCGGACGAGCTTCGGGTAGAAGCCCCGGATGAAGACCTGTTGCCGCCACCTAGGGACTTGATTCAAGAATACGTGAACAGGGCCGAGGAGATAGAGAGGTGGCGGACGTACCGCTCCACGTTCGGTCCTGGAGGAAATCTGGTGAGGAACTAGCATGACGACAGAACAAGAGCAGGCGGTTGCTGGATTCTTGGGCGAGGAAGTGCCGGCGCCAGTTGGCGACTTCCCCATGCAGCCTGGGCAGACACTTGCCTCTTCCGTGGGTGGCCAGCCGATTGGCGCCAAGGTCACGGAGGTGGACAGAGGGCGCTGGATAAAGTTCTACAACACTCGCACTGGGGATTCCTCGAAAACGAACGTAGTCCATCGGCCATTCTTTGACCCGGCCAATCCAAGGGCATGGAGGTGGAGTGACGGCACGATGATGTGCTCCCTTACTCCGCCCATCGGGATAACCCCCGCACGAGGCGAGTTCATCTGCCGGTTGCATCCCAATTACGAGAAGCGGGCGTACTACGACGAGATTGGCCTACGAGGCAAGGGGTGCTTCGAGGCCGGCGGCGGCAAAGAGGGAATCCCGTCTGAGTTCGATGTTCATCTCCACATGGAAAAGCGGCATCGGCGCGAGTGGGCCCTCATCAAAGAGGATGAGTTGCGACGTGAGAGGCTGGACGAACGAGAGTGGCAGCGCACCTTGTTGCTGATGGCTAGAGGTGAGGCTCCTGTTGGGGCTAGTGCCCCATCCACGGCGGTCGCCACCAAGTCTGAAAAACCCAAGCAGTCCGTCACCTGTGGGCAGTGCCCAGAGGTGTTCGAGGGTGGCACGGTGATGATCGCCCAGAACAAACTGAAGAGCCATGTCAGGAAGGAGCACTCTGACTCGTGACTGCGCGAATTATCCCGTTCTACGACGAGACGGCAGATGAGACAGTCGCGGCCATTGCGACGGCAGGCATGATGCTGCATTTCGTCGAGGTCAGCAACGTGGACAACGACAGCTACTTCCTCCAGTTGTTCAATGTAGCGGCGACGACAGACGTAACCCTCGGCACCACAACGCCGACACAGTCCTTTTTGATTCCCGCAGGAAACGGAACCCTCCACGGTGCGATGGACAAAGTTTTCGATCCGCCCATTGATTTCACGTTGGGGCTCAGCTACGCCATTACGACCACGGCTGGCGGCAACACAGGTCCGACAACCGCGATGGCCCTCAATGCTGGGTATCGATAGGTGTGCCGTACTACTATCCGCCGCCTATTGAGTGGATACACCTACATGAGTTTGGGGCTTGGGTCACGTCAGCCAATTCGGGTACAGGGGCTTCGGGTGGTAAAACCCATTCGATGCAGGTTGTCACAGGATCGACGGCAGGCTCAGAGGCCGAATGGCATTCAGCCGATGAGGACATGGGGTGGTCGATTGGCTCAGCCTTCGATGTCATTAACTGGGCAAAGGAAGCCCGACTTCACTTCACCTTCTCCAGTGTGGCGAATACCACAAATGGCGTCACAACGTTTACATGGGGCAAGGCATCAATCTATATCGGAGTGCTCACCGATAAGGGCATTGGCATCGAGATCGACAACCTGGCCCTCAGAGGCATCGTGCATGACGGGACTGACTTGAAAACGGTTAACCTCAACACGACCCTGGTTGACAACCAGGTTTACGGCATCGAGGTTGTGTCTTCTGGAAACGGCAATGCCCAATGGTTTCTGGACGGAATCTTGGTCGGTACGGCAGTTGGTGAGGGGCCAAGCGCAGCGGGTCCAACGAGCGGGACTAGCTTCATGCTCGACGCGACCAACGGCGCGGACTCAGCAACGCAGTCCGCGCAGGGTCACGGACTCAGAGTCTATCTGGCTCCGTGAAGTTTATATCTGATGCCTTTCTACTCGCCCGAGACGCCCATAATGGTCGAGCTCGCGTCAGACGTCACCCACACTCAGAGCAGTACCAACCTCGAGGATGTCACGGGGATGTCTTTCCCCGTCGTGAGTGGTGGGACGTACAGTTGGATACTGTTCCTTCTTCACAACACCTCGGCCGCCGCCGACATAGACGTCGCTTATTCTGTGCCCGCTGGCGCAGGCCGCCACTCAGGCACAGTCCTAAGCGGCACTGCCACAGGACTTACTGCTAAAATACAACTTATTGGTGCCGGCGCAGATGCTACCTCTTTCTGTTGGGCGCACTACCAACCCACCGCCGACGGCACTATCCAGCTTCGGTTCGCACAACGCGGGTCAGAGGCCTCCGACACCAAGGTCCTTGATGGCACTACCCTCATCGTGTGGCGCTCGGCCTAAAGCAGTGCCGAAATGCCTTTCTTCTCGCCTGGGACGCCCGAGGTTGACTACTCAGACAACCACCACATTGACGCCTTTGGGCGACTGCGTGTCTCGGAGCCCGTAAACCTCTGGACATCCACATTCCAGCACAACCTGCACCCCCTGTTCTTCAATGAGACCACGGCAAACAATGGTTCAGTCACCCATCTGCCGAACGAGTCCGCAGCTGCACTGGCAGTCGCTACAGACAATGGCTCTAAGGCCATCTTGCAGACCTTTGAGTACTTCCAATACCAGCCTGGTAAGTCTCATACCATAGCGATGACATTTGTGGCCGACTCGCAGCAGGCCAACACGGACGTGCGAATCGGCTACTTCGATGACGACAACGGTATCTTCCTGGAGCTTACAGGAGCCTCGACCATCAACCTGGTGCGGCGAACCAAGACCTCCGGTTCGGTGGTGAACAACAAGGTGGCCCAGGCCAGTTGGAACATTGATCCGTTCGACGGCACGGGGCCATCAGGGGTGACGATAGACCTGACCCTGGGCCAAATCCTCTGGATAGACCTGCAGTGGCTCTCCCTGGGGCGTATCAGGGTGGGGTTCGACATTGATGGTGTCCTTTTCTACGCCCACCAGTTTCTTGTTGCTAACGTTCTTACTGTCCCGTCGCTCACAACGGGCAACCTGCCCGTGCGCTGGGAGATAGTCAATACCGGCGTGGCGTCCGCAACCAAGACGCTCACCGCTATTTGCTCAACGGTGTTTTCTGAGGGCGGGGCCAGCTTTGAGTTAGGACACGCCTTTGCAGGTGGCAACGGCGCTACCTTCAGAACAGGTATTGGGACCACTGCTATCCCGATCTTCTCACTACGGCCTGCAACCACGTTCAATAGCATTACCAATCGGATCAAGGTAAGACTCTCCAACTTGGATATTTTTGCCGATGACAGCATGCTGTGGCAGATTATCTACAAGCCGACCAGCATTACTGACGCCACCTTTGCAGTTGGTCCTGTCGCTCACTCGTCTGTAGAGGTAGATATTGCAGGCACGGCCATAGTGGGCGGCATTATAGCCGCCAGCGGTTATATTGCTGCAAGCAATAAGGGCGGTCTGGCTTCAGCAGTGGATCTAGGATCGAAGTATCCCTTCTTTTTAGATGCTGCCGGCACGGGTCAGGGAAACAGTTTCTCAGTGACCGTCCAGACTCTGGGTGGGACAAACAAGCAGGCGGCAGGGACGGCCAACTGGACTGAAATACGATGACGTTTAGCTACATACCCGAAGATACACTACTGCAAGTCGCTCGTGGGAAAGCTGAGGGCTTTACTAGCGTCAACAAATTTGGGGCCAACATCGAAATAGATAACGGCGTGACTGCCGATATCTGGGATGGAGGCCATACTCTAGCCAGCGGTGGCGTGTCTCTTCTCTGGGTGGCGCCGACCCAGGCCCGCACGCACGATATCGTTTCTAGCTCCACTAGCGATGACGGTGACCCTGCGGGCGTCGGCGCTCGTACCCTCCGCATCTACGGGCTCACCGACTGGGACACGGCTGAGGTCACGGAGGATATAACCCTGAACGGCACCACCAATGTTGCGACTTCCAACGCCTACGTCATCATCCATCGAATGCGCGTCCTCACCAAGGGCGCGACCAACGTCAACGTGGGCGTCATCAAGGCCACAGCTCAAACTGACAACACGATAACAGCCCAGATTCGCGTCTCTCAGGGTCAGACCCAGATGGCCATCTATGGCATCCCCTCAACGCAGAAGGCCTACATGGGCATGTGGTACGCTAGCATAGCCAGGGCGGCAGGCGCCGCAGGGATACACCTCGAGTTTAACCCTGAGCCTGGGGATGAGATTGCCAACTTCCTCATCAAACATACTATGGGGCTGGAAACCACTGGCACGTCTGCTCTCGTGGTTCCCTACTACACGCCCAAGGTCTTCGCAGGCCCTGGTATCATAAGGATACAGGCTCAGAGCGCGGTGAATGATCTGGATGTGTCGGCAGGCTTCGATATAGTGCTGGTGGATAACTAACGGGGGCTGCATTAGATGGCGGATACAACAAGACTGCTGCTGCTCCAATACCTGTCGGAGTTCGTCGGTGACTGGCTCTCCCTGACCGCAGATGACCAGCCTAGCGGCGCCACTACGACGACCATTAAGGACGCCAACCTGGCCAACCTGACCGAGGACGACGACGGCATACAGGGCTGGATTCGGATAGCGGACTCGGACAGTGACGCAGACCAGGACGTACGGCGCATCAAGGCCAGCAGCGGCTACACGGCATCTTCGACCACCCTTACGGTCAACCGAGCCTTCACCGCCGACCCCGACGCGGCCATTACGGGCTCCAACGGCGTGAAGTACGAGCTGCACACCATCGACCCAACGTACAAGTTCAACGCCATTGACCGCGCCATCGAGAGCCTGTTTTCCGACCTGTACGTGTATCGGCGCGACGAGACGCTGACAGTCGATAATTTGCTGCTGAATCAGGACTTCGAAACGTTCTCAAGCGGGTTCTCGGGATGGGGGAACATAGGCACGCCGACCGTGACGGTGGAGACCAACAGGGTCATCCACGGCACCCAGGCGGCCAAGATCGTGGCGTCCGGCGCCGTAGAGGGCATCGAGCAGAACTTCTTCTCATCGGTGAACATCAACGAGCTGGCGGGTCGCACGCTGCACTTCGCGGGCTGGATATGGGCCTCTGTGGCCAGCGCGGCACGACTCCGCGTCACCTTCGATGGCTCAACCTACACCAACGGCGCGTACCACGCTGGTGAGAGCGACTGGGAGGGGCCTGGGGTAACGCTTGTCAACGCTGTGGTGCCCACCGACGCCACCAGGATGGCCGTGGACTGCGTGGTCGCGGACGGAGAGACGGCCTACTTTGACGCCATGCACGCCTACGTGGGGCCGCCCATCACCCGCTACACGCTCCCAACGAGCATACGAACCCTACTGGGCGTGTCCGTGCAGGCTGAGATGAGCCGGCCTAACGGTAACTACTTCCCCCTGAGCGAGAACGTGGCGCCCAGCGCAGGGCAGATCCTCCGGCTTACCGGCATGGGCGCCCTGACCCTGCCCACCGCGGACACCTCCACCGTGGAGATAGACGGGGAGCAGGTCGACCTCCTGGTGGCCAGGGCGGCTGAGATTCTGAGCAGGACCGAGTGGGCTCGTACTCGAGACCCCTTCTGGAAAGAGAAGCAGCAGGATGCTAGCGGCGAGGTGGCGCGGTTGCTGCCCCGAGCCCGCATGAGGCGTTTGGCGGCGTCTAAGCGGTTCCGTTGGGGGCAGGACGCGGATTCTAGTAGCCGGTCCCTGGTCCTGGAACGCTGATGCTGATCCAACTCAACGAGGCTGGCGGCACCAAGCGTGATTACGTCGTCGTGCCGCGGCGTGTAAGGCGCAACGGGCGCGACATCCTCGTACCCGTTGAGGAATACGATGTCGAGATGTTTACGGACAGCTTCGACACCCTCGGGGGCCAGAGCCAGGAGCGCATAGGCCCCTACACGTCCAGGATATTTCCCAACTTCATGCTCGGCTTTGGCCGCGACCGCATAGCATCGGACTCGGCCCGCAATCCAGCCGAGTATCGTAGATTCTTCGATTCGACTTGTGATACTCGCTTCGAGAAGATATACCTGCCCATCCTGGAAGAAAATAGTACAGAGACGGGCCTGGAGGTTATCAGGGCGTCGGCCGCGTTCAAGAGCAACCTCTGGGGCATTTGGGAGGACGGAACAAGCACAGACCTTCTGGCTCGTAAATACGTTGGCTCTACAACAGCCTGGACGGCCGGGGGCAATGTTCTGGCCGATGCCACAACGAAGGTAGGTCTCGACCTTCTGGCGCATAAGACCCATCTGCTCGCTCTGTTTGCACAGAGCAACGACCATCTCATTTACCGTTCCACAGACGGCGCCACTTGGACTGCCGCCACCACTGCGCCGACACTTAACCTTCTCTCAAACGCCGTAACCGCGAACGAGGACATTGACGCTGGCCTTCTTGCTGAGCTCAGCGGTCTCGCCATTGCGGTGGTCTGGGATGAGGTGGCGGGCAACATCGTCTTCTTCTCCAGCCGTAATGCGGGTGATACCTGGGATAAACAAGAGGACATCCGTCCTCACACGACCAAGACCTTTGGTCCACTGACTGGTGGCTTTGGGCGAGACCGCATAACTGCGCTCAAGGCCGACGACCCTGCTGAGTATCAGCGTTTGTTCGACGCCACAGCGGACACACGCTGGGATAGTGGCATATACCTGCCCATCTTGGAAGAAGACAGCACCGAGACGGGATTGGAGGTAATCAGGGGTTCAACATCCCTTCGAGGCGACCTTTGGGCAATGTGGGAAGATGATACCAGCACAGATATCGTCGCTCGAAAATATACAGGTTCGTCTACCTCATGGACTGATGGCGGGAATATCCAAGCGGCTGCGGCCGCCCAGGTGGGCTTGGACATCATTACTCATAAAAATCGTGTTATCGCGTTACTCGCCAGTGCTAATGACCATCTGGTGTTTTATAGCAATGGCGCTACGCCTACTTTGTCTTCTTGGACTGCGGCTGCAACACAAATCACGGCTAACTTGTTGATCAATGATGTGACCGCGCATGAGAATATAGATGCGGGACTTCTTACAAGTATTGGGGGTGAAGCAGTAGCCCTAATCTGGGAGGAGAATGGCGGCGTCATCACATTCTTTTCAAGCACCAATGCTGGGGGGGCTTGGGCGGACGAGGTGCTCAATATACCATCGTCGACTGGTATCAAGGGTGTAGCTGTTCTGCCTGGGATTGATGGTGAAGATAAAATCTATGTTGGAGTCGACGATGGTATATTTGAAGTCGACACAGCGCCAGCCACCTGGACTGCCAGACTCATCTTCCCCATGCCCTCGCACAAAGATAATTGTAGGCGTATGACATTTCATACCGATGGCTCGCTCTGGTTTGCCCAGGGAGTCGATGACGACTCGCCTCCGCCCATATACCGAATGACAGTTTCTGGCGATAGCCGAGTCTTTGAGAGTCTAGGCTTGAATCGTGGCGATGGTATTCCCTCCGACAGGCTTGGCCCAGTATGGTGGTTTAAGTCTGCTGGTGGGTTCCTGTTTTGCTCTCAGGGGGGCGGCAAGGCTGGCCGTAACGCAACGATCTGGTGCTGGAATGGCAGAGGCTGGCATTCAATGCGCAAGCATGGAACAGAGAATCAGAAGATAGAGTGGATAGATGTCTCATCGGGCGATGACGACACTTCTCGACTGCACTACTCCATCAGGACAGCAGCAGGAATATCGGATACCGTCTTCCTTGGCCAGCCCTTAGTCAATCCCGCATCTGGCGTCTCTATCAAACGAGAGGCCAGTGGCTACATCGACTACCCGTATATCGACGGCGGGATGCCCAGCGACAATGCTCTCTGGATTCGAGCGTCAGTGGATGCCGACGACCTCAGCGCCACGAACTCCAATGAGTTCATAGACTGCACTCACGGTATCAACGGTGCGGCCAGGACGACGACAGACCTGGGTGACTTCCTCAGCGGTACCAAGACGTTGGAGTACGCCGCTGATACGTCGGCCATCAATGATGGTATCCGGCTGGTGCTGAATCACGATGATGGGGGCACGGACACCGACACACCAATTCTGCGCACACTGGAGATGGACTTCGTCAAGCCCCTGGATACCTTCGGCAAGATTGCATCTGGCAATGGCCCGCAGGGAGTAGCTGCCTTCAACGATCGCCTCTATGTAGGAGCGCGAGAGGGCATCTACGAGGTTCTGGCCCGTGACTTCGCCCTATGGGAGATGAAGCTGGTCGTCCCGCTACCACCTCACAACGACAACGGGCGGCGCATGACGGTTCACCAGGACAAGCTCTGGTTCGGGTTGGGTGTGGACGATGACTCGCCAGCACCGATATGGACGCTTGATGCTGCGGGCAACGTTGATACCAGAATGGGGCTGGACCAGGGCGATAGCGTGCCTGCGGAGATGATGGGGCCAGTCCGGTGGATGAAGTCAGTCGGGGATTTCCTGTTCATGACGGTAGGCGGCGGCAAGGCTAGCAGGAACGCCCGTGTCCTCTGCCACAATGGACGCGGGTGGCACTCGATGCGCCAGCACGGCACTGCTAACCAGAAGATTGAGTGGCTGGACTTCAGCTCGGACGATGACGACACTCCTCGACTGCACTACTCCATCAGGACAGCAGCAGGAATATCGGATACCGTCTTCCTTGGCCAGCCCTTAGTCAATCCCGCCTCGGGCGTGAGTATCAAGCGTGAGGCCACTGGCTACATCGACCTGCCCTACATGGACGGCGGGATGCCGCTCATCAACGCCGCGTGGCTGCGATTCGGCATCAACGCCTCGTCGTTGTCGGCTTCCAATAGCGGTGAGTACATCCAGATGAAGTACGGGCTGAATGGGGCCAGCAGAACAACAAGCCCCGCAACGGCGTTCGAGTTCGTATCTGGCACGCTGACACAGGACCTGCCGTCGGGGGCCACGGCGGGGGCGGGAGTGTCGGCACGGAACATTGGCACACGGGTTACACTGAACCGCGATGCAAGTGACAACACCCACACGCCAGAACTTGAGGATGTGGAGATCAACTACCTGAAGATTCCCCCGACCCTGGAGGGCTACATCTTCACCGTGGACGTGAAAGCGACAGCGACCAAGCAATCCACCAAGCCCGAGGTGGTCATAACGCGTCTGAAAGCCGCCCGTGACCTCGGCACGCTGCCCGTGCTGGTCTATGGCCCATCTGGGAGCAAGAACGTGAAGGTTCGAGACGTGCGATGGCTGCCAGAAGTTACTGAGGGCAGTGCGTCAGGAGCCGCGGCACCCGACGTGTTGGCGCAGAGGGCAGGCTACTTAGAGGTCCGATGCGAGGAAGTGATCTAAGTGGCTAGGCTGCGGGTCTGGAAGCTAGACGAGACCGACAAAGATGTCATCCTCGCCGTCATGCTGGAGGCCGACGATGGCAAGTCGCATCTTGGCGTTCGCCATGTCGCGCTGCTCAAGACGGCGAGTGCTGCGGAGGTCCAAGCGGCGATACTTCAGGCCCGCACGGATATCAAGGACGTGCCAAAAGGTGGCGTCGAGGACATGGCCCGTGCTATCGTGGACCGGATCAACTCGGGGGACTTGCCATGACAGAGCCGAGTAGGCTGGAGCAAGAGGTCGCGGGCATCCGTGAGGCGCTGAACGAGCTGCTGAAGAACCATCTGCCCACCCTGAATAAGCGCCTGGTGAAGGCCGAGGAGCGGGGCGCGTTCCACACCACGCTGATTCTAGGCGTCTACGCGGCCACCTTCGCAGGCGCCATCGCCGTCATCATCACGGTGCTGGTGAAGTGAGGCTCATAACATTCGCAGGAGTTCTGGGACTGTAGCATTCTTTTGTTCTTTCCAAAGTTCCCAAGCCTCAGTTACAGCGCCAGCGCCCAGGAAGAGGTCATCAAACTGGTCGTCGGGATGCAAGTGCAATACGCTGAACAGCCAGAAACAGAACGCACGTGGCTTCGCGCCCACGAGCCCTCGTCTAAGAGTCACGCTTTCCGACACCCAATCCCGCACCGTTTCCAGATCGCGCCCTCTCGGCCTCCCGCCCCTCACAATAACGGGCTCCCAGGCATAGGCGGGGTTCACGTTGGGCTTGAAGATGGCGAAGGGCTTGACCCAGGCCATGACGCGCACATCGTCGGGACAGAGCGCCAACAGGTATTGCAAGGACGGCGAGCTGGCAGAGAGCGCCCAGCCATCGGGGTAGTCGGCGCTGAGACGAGCAATCAGGGCCTCGTGGTCAACCTCGGGCATGGCGTAGTGGCGCTTCGCTTGCCCAACGTAGGGCGGGTCTGCGTAGGCCATCTTCATTGTTGACATCGCTTCGTAATCTCCTTCGCTACTTCTGGGATGGCCTGGGTGGGCAGATGGCCGAGGTCTCGTTCACGCTCAAGGTGCCGGCGCAGATCGCGCTGGTCATCGTTCTCGCCGCGCTGGCCTACTTCGGTCTCAGCCTGTGCGGTGGCGACGAGGGCGCTAGGCTGTACGAGTAGGGCCTTAAAGCTCTATCGCCTCAATGGCCTGCACCAAAGCCCCCTCACCCTCCTGAAGCAAGGCCATCAGGTCAAATGCCTTGTCGCTGAAGCCAGCGAGGGCGTAGATGTTAGGTTCAGGGAACATAAGCGTGCCGTAGCCCTGGAGGTCGAACGAGAAGACCGTGGGCCGCACCCCGAACCTCTCGCGATACTCGTTGAACGCCATCGTCGGCGCCCCACCTGGCGAATATACTCGGTCGCTCATCCAGCCCTGCATGTCGGACAGAATGACGATGGTGTCGTAGGCGGCCTTGGCCCGGGTGAAGACCGAGTTGAAGTTGGTGCCAGACATCGCCGCGTTGTTGGCCAGCTCTCTCTGGATGGACAACAGGCTGTCGTCCTGATTGAGCGCCACGTATCGGGCGTCATCGGAGAACACTAGGACATCCGCACCGTTCCTCTTGAACAAGGCGGCCGCAAAAAGGCTTCCTATATCTATGGGCTGGCCCCGCATGGAGCCCGAACCGTCAAGGGCGACCAGAATGCGCCCCTTGAGTTCAGGCACATTGGCAAGAGCAATCTCCGCAGCCCTGTTGAGAGCCTGCACGACCTCTGAAGCGCCATGCTTGAGCTGGTCGCGAGCGGTGATGAACCGGAAGGGCAACAGTTTCGAGCCCCTGATGCGCTTCTCGTCCACAAGTTGCTCGCACACGGCCGGCAGGATGTTAGGAGCCTGGTCGATGATGTTGCGGAGGTTACGCACGAGGGCCATGTAGCCTAGCTTCCCAGAGTTGATGAGGTCGGCCCAGACTGAGGCCTTCAACTCTGCCTTGTGCTCTTCAGTCTCCGCCTCTTGCCCAGCCTGAGACAGCATGGCCTCCCAGGTCTGTTCCTCCCGCAGGGTGCCGTTCATCAGCGCCTCAAGGGCCTCACGGTTCCGCTCAACAGGCGTTGGGTGGACGAGGTTCACCACGTCCCGCAGCTTCACCTGGTGTCCCGCGCCCTGGTATCGCGCAAGCTGGTATCGATCGAACTTGCCGAAGGCATCGGCTAGCCCGCGCTTGAGCGCATTGGGCAATGGACGCTTCCCATGGGCCTGGTGGTAGTAGGCGACAATCTCGGTCATGTCGTCGGGGCGCTGCACGACCTTCGCAATAAAAGGGCGCATCCAGCGCGTACCCTTGTGGCCCGCCACCAACTCTACCGCCACCACATGGCTGACCGAACGCATGTAGAAGGCCGTGCGGGCATGGTAGGCCGCCTTGGCCGCAAAGGTGGGCGAGACATCCCCCACAGCTCCGACAAGCCCACTGAGGGCATCTGAGCCGGAGCGATAGTGTTGGTCTTTGAGGAAGTTGGTGAGCAGCAACGTAACTAGCCGCAGCTCTGGGCTCTGGTCGTAGGCTGCGCCGCCCGCAAGGTTCTTCGCAGGCGCACGGGGATGGTCGATGGCAACGTTAAACCTGGGCACAAGTCACCTCACAAAAAGGGGAAAGAAAAAGGCGGAGAATGCTGGCGAAGGGTGTATGAGTCCGGTTTCCCGGGCTTTCGTTTCAAGCGAAGTAACCCTCAGCCTCACTGCCGCCAATCGTATTTTACACGACGGCGGGACTATGCGTCAAGTCATGGGAGCCTCCGCCGTAGGGCGCTCGATGTTGGCCTGCTCTAGGGCATCTTTGAGTTCACTAGGTTCGGGATCCCAGGTTTCGAGCCAGTGGTATGTGCCCCATAGGGCCTTGGCTAGCTGGGCGTCGGCGACCTCCGAGACCGCTCCCTGTTTCGCAACAAACGCCTCCGTGCGCTCCTCATATGTCAGCCGCAGCCCGTCGATGTCCAAACCCATGTCCTTGCCTCCAGTGCCCTCTCATCGGGCGTAAGTCCTATTTAGGCAGTGCCGGTGTCCCTGCCAATGTCCATCTCCTCGACCACGATCTCAACCCGCGACTCACCCTTCGGCGCCTTGACCCAGGCGTGCTCGCCGTAGGTGACATGCTCGGGATCATCATCGCTGACCACATTGGTGTCGATCAGCCCATCGACCCAATTCTTCATCATTAGAGGGTATGCGTCGAGGTCTATCTTCCGATAATGGTAGACGGTGTAGGTTAGCTTGATGCGCCCCACCCCCGGCCAGGTGCCGAGCTCGGCCTTCCCATGCTCGTAGCCCGAGGCGCGCATCAGCTTCTTCTTCTTGGTCTTGATGATGTGCCCGATCCTGCTGTGCGGCTCATGGTTGGGCGCGAGTTCTCGTGGCGGTATGAATCCGAGCTCGATGGTGATCTTGCGGGCCTGCGACGTCATTGGCTTCTTTCCAGCTTAGGCGCCCTCTTTCTGTATGCGAGAAGCCTGCGTACTGACACCTCAGACCAGCCCAAACGGGTGTATCTCTTAACAGGGTCTATTAGATTAACGCACTCGCGATACCGGCCATCCTCTTGAAGCACCAATCCAACTTGCCTGCCTGGATACTTGTCGTCCCTGGCCAGCATTGCACATTCGGCACAGTCGGCCATGACGGTGGCGACTATTACCTGATTCAGTATTATCAGATATTCATGCTCGAAACGGCCTTGGTCAGATTGGCCAGTGCTGGGCTCCGTCTGTGTGTCAGCTTCTTGCGTCGTCATCATCTCTCTCCCACAGGCAGGCTGTACTCCAGGCGTAGGGTGCGCGGCGCGGCGGTCACGAGAACCTTTGTCGCTCAGTCGTCTTGGGAAGGTAGAGCGGGTGTTTCGGGTACCCGCCTTTGGTCAGCCCAAGGTGATAGACCCGCCCTGGTGCTATCCTCGTCAGCATCCCCAGAACTTTAGCACCTCGCTCATGAAGGGCGCCATGAACCCCCCAGGCTACGATAAATTGGTCTGCCTCCCATAACGCCTTAACAATGTACTCGTCATTCTGCGGACCGACAGGGTCGGGGTGAGAGTACAGTTCCTTGGGGTCAGTGGCCGCAAGGCCGAAGGCGTTCACCACTCGGAGCCACCGAAATCCCCACCCCCGAGCGAATCCAATAGTGCGTGTCACGGTGGGGTCATTGTCGTTCTCGTTCGCGGTGGAGCCATTCAGCATCCCGAAAGCGACCATGCCCTCTCCGAGCGCGTTAACCTCTCGCGTTAGCTCGTAGCGGTATACACGGTCAGGACTGAAAACGGCTCCCACTCTCATCCTCGTTTCTCGCTGCACTAGCAGCATCGCTCGCACCCCGCATGGCGCTGCATGAGCCAGCAGTGCAGGTGCTTCACGCCCATGTGAGTCACACGAACAGGCTTCCCTGGGCTGGCATCCCCGTGAGTTGCGCTACATACTGGTGCGCCTCTCGCGGGTCGTTGGCATTCCGCCCCTCTCTACGGGCTGCGAGCGACCATGCCATCGAATCGCAGGAATACAGCAGCTCATTGACCAGGTGGTTCTCTAAGGCAGTCCGCTTCAGCCCGAATCCGTGCAGCCGAAGGTCGGGGCGCACCTCTGCGATGGCCGATAGTAATGCCTCCACCTGACGTGGCGTGCCATTGCGCTTGCAGACGGAACCGACACCGACCCAGGCGCCCTCTTCGAGGTCATCGCCGTAGTCTGCGATGTGCGTCTGGTACTCCCGTGGCGTGTAGCCCTGAAGGACCGGCATGATGTACGTAGTGCCGCCGCAGCTGCGCAGCAGGCGATATCGCTGGGTGGTCAACCGCTGATGTTCAGCCACTGTTGACCCCGTAATGCCAAGGATAAACGGCTCGCACATATAGTCCTGACTGACCGCAGCCACCAGATTACCGCATCGAGCCCATCGTTGAATCTGCCGCGCATACTCCTGGACCTCCATGTGACCAACACCACGAGCGATGCGGGTGAACGCACCTGAATCTAAAATCCATTTCTGCGGATCGAAGTCACTCTTGCGATGTTCCAATCTATTTACGGACACCATGCTGCGCTCGAACTGCGACGCGTCCGGCGGCTGGTGAAGGCCGACGTAGAAGATGGGCTGCTTCATTCCCATATCAGCTCACCGAGATTGATGAAAATCCTGTGCTGATTTTCACAGATGTAGGCCTCCCAGTTAATCCGTACCATTCGATACGCCAGCTTTGTCCGACTCATCCGCCCTTCGCATTCTGGGAATGGGCAGCCTAGGTCGAAGCGTGCGTCAGAACGCTTGCTCTTTGGATTCAGCAGCATCCCTCTGACTCGAGTCCTCTTGAAGGCCTCATTAGGGCCGTAGTAATCGAAGATGTTGGCCGCCCCAACATGGGGTATACGCCGCTCAGGGGGCATGTCGACGTCAAGGTGGAACCCGCACCTAAAACACTGCCAATATGGGCCGTACTGGTCGCGCTGCTTGGCCAGCGGCCCATTACAGCGGGGGCAGGCGTGGAGACGGAGCGCGGTGGTGGTCATGCCATCCTCATTTGGGCTTGAACGCATGCCTGACAGGCTGGGCCTTCGTCATCACGTTCCCAAATATCATCGGCCTCGCGCGACCAGCCAGCTCTGGCCCTCTTTTCAATCCCACAGGCAAATTGCTGTTCAGAGATAAGTAAGTGGCGTACACCTTGACCAAGGAAACTGAGCCAATTATCTTTCAGCTTGGACACATCACCCTCCCCCAGAGCCTTCGGAGCGCGTAGGCGCCCTGCGCTGTCGCCCATAAGCGCGAGCCTTCTCGCGGCAGTCGAAGCATTTCGTCTGGCGACGCATAGGCTGCCCACTACAGGATGCGCAGCGGCCAGACTCAATCCGGTTGTTGTAATAGCGAGCTTGAGCCTGCGCCCTAGTCCGTGTTGGGGGCCCTTCGCTGAAACATCCTGTCATGGGATCTCGATACGGGTTGCGTTCCTTGAGCAATCCAAGTTTCGTCTTCACACTCCAAGCTCCTTGTGGTGCGCTGCTAGGCACTCGGCACAGGCGCGGCGGTCGGACAGCGAGACGCCGTTCCGCGCCTGCTCAGCGGTTCGCTCATAGAAATGGCCACACTCGAGCTTCTGGCGCCAGGAGCCGTCTGGTTGAAACTTCGAGACACCGAACTGCTCGACCACCTTGCGGTAGATGCGGCTCCGGAACTCCAGGTGGCAGCGCGGGCACTTAGCCATCAGACATCCTCTTCTTTATGGCACCAACACGAGCACCGCCAGCGCCGCCCGCTGTTTGCGATGAAGCCGACGCCCGAGCATTCCGCGTGCATCCCCGCAGCTATAAGTAGAGAGACGAACCCAAATGCCCCGGCGCGATCGCAAATCCAACTGGTGAACCACTTGTCAGCCATCACGCAGCCCCGCCTGCTTCACCTTGTCGCCAGCTATCTTCGTAGGCGCCAGCTAGCACACCGCGGGCGTAATGCAAACTGATGGCAGTATGGTCTCGGTGGGCGCCCATCCACTCGCTGCCACTTCGATACATATACCTGAAGTCCTTCCCCCAGAGTTGGCTGAACACTTCCCATGCCTCTCGCCCAACGCCCTTTTCTGGCTGCTCGAAATACTTGCCTCGCGCCTCCGCGTTGAGTCGCGCTTGGCGAAGTTCAGCAGCGGACTCCTTCGCCCTGACATCCACATAGGCGCGAGTTCGCCATTCCCTCGCCAGGAGTTGGAGATACCAAAACGGGTCAAGTTGCTTGTCGCATTCCTTACAGGTAACGGTGTGACTCTCACGATCCAAACGAACCTGCATGTGCTTGCATTGGTCGAGCGACCAAACTTTAGGGTAGTCGCCGTCTTCAATGGGCTCAGAGCGGTTCAGGTAAGACTCAAAGTCGATAATGGTTGGGCCGTCGGCGCTCATCGCATCCCCGCCTGCTTCGCCACCGCTCTGAGGGCGGCCAGCAGGGGGGTCTCGCCTTGCCCCCAAAAGTCCTTCATGTGCCCCGCCATCAAGCGGCACTCCCATTTCCCTTGACGTAGGTTTAGGTTTATACAATCAACGATGCCCGATGCAACTTCCAGTAGTTCCTCCAGCCCCAGCGCCTTCGGGACACGGCCAGAGCCGTTGCAACCACCCTCCAAAACCGTGGTACACGTCGGTAGACCCTTAGCGGAAGTGCCAAAACAGAGATGGCACAACTTGCTGGCCCACGGGTGGGCGCGGCCTGTGCCTTTGCACCCGGGGCGGCAAAGAGCGAACCCACTAGCTGGGCTGAGATGAGGCGCAGCAGGAACACGACCTGTGCCGCCACAATCGGAGCACGGCTGCCCGGCAAGCCAGGCGCGTATCTGCTCGATGGTGGGGTCGGTGACCTGGGTCATAGCCCTTCATCTCCGTACTGCCAGACAGGGGCTCCGTTCTTGGCGTCGGTGGGGTGCCAGTGCGGCTCACCTTCGCCACACTCGCCGCCAACGCAATGACGCAGGCGGGTCTCTGTAATCTCATCCTCTGAGAACTCATCCGCTTCGGGATAGCTTTCCTTTTCAAGTGCCACGAGGAACAAGGCTTTGTCGGGGTAGAGGCGCTTAGAGCCCCACCAGCATCCACCAGTCCAAGCAAGCACAATGTCCAGTTTAGGCATCAGGCACCTCCAGTCCCGCAGCCTCATCGTCTAACTTTTGTCGCATCTGGTCAGCGGTTAGTAACTTTTCACGTGGAGTATCCAGCGATGCCCTGAGTCTCTCCACTACCTCTGATCTTAGCTCGCCATCGTCATCCAGTCCCGCCGCATCGCAGATCAGCTCCAGCTCCTTGACTCGGATTGCGAGGGCGGAGGGCATGGGGCCATCTCGTACACCCGAGGACTTCCAGTAGTGTTGTGTGAGCCTTTCATATACAGCAGCCGCTTGCTTCCGAGTTAGCCCCGCCAGCCCGTCCGCCGAGTCGCCAGCGCGGACCTGCCAGCCGAGGCCGTTGCAGCGAGGGTCTTTTTCCCAGCGGTGCGGGCAAACAGAGTCATGGTATCCAGCCATACGACATCCAAAGCAGGCACCACGCTGGTTGGTCTCTCCTATAGAGCCATCTCTGTTCGAGGCTAACTCACATTTGCAGACTTCACCCTCATGCCCCTCTTCCTCGATGCACGGACACACCTGCCGAAACTCGGGGAAGCGGGCGACTTCGCCGGTGCCTTTGCAGATAGAGCAGGTAGTAGGCTCTGGGGGCTCAAGTTCGTACCCTCGAAGGGCCGCTACCATAATCTCCCCTGAACCTTTGCAGACAGGGCATTCCGTCGTTGCCTCGGCCAGCGTGGCTTGCAGGGTGGCTAGGCGCTGGTTCAGGTCTGTTTCGGTGGTCATGGCTGCCTCCCTAACTCAACATGAAAACTGCACCACCTGCTGATAAGAGAAAAGCAGATAGAGCAATACCGAGATACCACCTATCCTGGGGCGTTGTTAACTCCTTAGCGACAGAACCTAGGCCGGCAATACCACCCGCAATGACTAGGACGTACCCTAATTCAAGAGACATCAGTATCCTCCGTTAGAGGCTAGGCGGGCTGTGAGATCAGTCTGGGCTGTCATCGGCGTCCTCCGGTTCATCCGCTCCTTCTGGCTCTTCCAACGCCGATTGCGTTTCGTGGTAGAAGGCGATGGCGAGAGCCAAGTCCACACAGGACTTACGGCCGCATGTGGCGTACGGCCCTCTGTGCGATTGCCGAAAGTGGAACAGCGAGCGTAGGGTCTCAGGAACGATGGTCTGCGTCAGTACCTCCTTCATAAATCCACCGCCGCGCGATCTCACATAGGGCAACGAACACGGCGTCCTTGTCCTGTTCTAGCTGCCCCAACTCCGCATACGGCACAAGGTCTGGGTGCACCTTGCCCTCCCGGTCGTATTTATCCCCGTACACCCAGCCCATGGCGTAGTATGCCTGCATCCAACTACCATGTAATTCTTCGGGTGAACTAGACCTATGTGGGCCACATTGCCGAGTTATCACGTCCAAAAACTGCTGTTTAAAAGGTGACTCCCGCTCGGCCCAAGGAACCGGAACAATTGGAGCCTGACTTGCGATAGCCGCTATCCTCGCCCCGTTGTAAACGAACATGGCACGCCTCTCAGTTAGTGTCGGCATCGGCGTCTCCTTCACCTGCAGGTGCAATGACCTTGGCCTTGAGCGCACATTCAGGACAGCAGTGGGCGTCTCCTTCGGCCAGGGCGGCCAGAGCGGCCCTAGCATAGGCCTTCAGTTCACGACCGCTCTCCGTTTCCAGATAGGCTAACCGAGTAAGTGCGGCCTCTGTCTGTGCCCCCCGCGCCTGGGCCTTGTTCCGCTCGTTAGACTGCAGCACGAGTTCCTTTGTTGCAGTGTCAAGTTGGGCGGCCAGCCGCCCGATCTCGGTCTGGAGCTTTTTCTCAATGTCATAGCAGCCGTTATGGACAAGGTCGTAGTCGCCTTTTGTCATAGCCATCAGCTGCCTCCTTCGGCCAGGGCGGCCTCCAACCCACAGTCACAGGCAGTTTCATCAAGGCAGGCCCCGCCGTGTCTGCCATATCTTCGCAGGGCCTCCTCCAGTCGCTTCACCCGTGCCTGGGCCTGCTCCAGGTCGTCTCTTAGCTCTGCCGCCTTATGCCACAAGCGAGCGCCGCCATCCTGTGATGCTTCCACGCCAGCCTTCAGCCGCTCGATCTCAGCCTGGGCCTGCTCGCGTTGATAGAGGGCTGTGCTTCTTTGGCTCTCTAGTAGACTGATGCGGTCAGACTGGACACGCATTCTGTCTTGTAGGCTAACAATCACCTCATCCTTATCCATCAGCTACCTCCTGGGCTGGTCGAGGCGGCGCTCTCAACGCAGGCCCTCAGCCCTCTCGCCAAGGCCTCCGCCGCCTCAATGGCCTCCAGCAGGCGCTCTCTATTGACCTTAAACACCCGCACCGCGCGACCTTTGCGTCTTAGTGTCTCAGTGAGTACGATTGGCCCATGCTGGTATTCGTGGTCATAGGGCTTTGAGCCCGCGCCATGGCCATATCGAGGCCCATGAGCAACCGTGTGTTTCGCATGGCCGCAGACGATGCAGTCACCACAAAGACAGCCCTTGCGACCGCGAGGGGTTCTGGGTCCGCCGCCTTCAGGACACTGCTCATTCATCACGGCGCCAGACTGCTCATCTACCATCAGTTACCTCCTGGGCTGGTCGCACAAACTGGGCAACACCACCACGATTCTGGGCGCTCGTCGTCGGGGCTCTCGGATCGCCAGCCCTGCTCTCGGAAGGCTTGCAAGGCCACACGGCCATCGGCGAGCCTCACGGGGTCCAGCGCGCCCACCTCGCCACAGGCGCCGCACCGCAGCACGGGGATGTACTCAACGCCAGCCATTAGGCGACCTGTTCCCAGCCAGTCTTCTCGTCTGCCTTCATCTGACGTAGCTTCCTGTTCCCACATGGGCGACAGAACAGCCCATACGAGCTATTGCGCCAACTGAAAACCTCAATCACGGCCCGCTTGGAGCAG